AGGACGCCGCTCAAGCTCAAGACCAGCAAGCTCTTCAACAAGACCTTCGCCGCCCAGTTCGGCGACGGCTCCGCGCTCGCGTTCAACTTCGATCACAACATGAACACGCGCGACGTCATCGTCACCGTCTACAAGAACTCGGGCAACTACGACGACGTCTACGTGGACATCACCCGCCCCACGGTGAACCGCGTCACGGTCACGTTCGGCGCCGGCAACACGCCCGCCTCGAACGCCTACCGTGTCGTGATCCAGGGCACCTTGGTGTAATGTGGCCGCGTTCGACAGCCTGACCCCGGCACAGCTGGCCGCGCAGATACGCGACCACGTTAATCAGGCTCAGAACGCGGCCACTCGGGCCTTGTCGCGCACCGACTTGGCCAAGGCGAAGATCGAGATCAACACCTGCGAGAACCGGATGTTGACCGCGCTGGCGCGTGTCGATGCTCTCATCCCGCGCATCGCCACCATGCAGGCCGCGATCGACGCCTGCACCTGCGACCACGACGACGGTACCTTCACCGTCGTCATCGAGGGCGACAGCAACAACGTCGATTACGGCGGGTATTACATCGGAGCGTGGAAGGCCAAGCAGACGCTGGCCAAGGTCCACGTCCTGTCCACAGGCGGCGCTGGCATCCAGACCCTCTTGGCGCGCATCGACGATGTGCTCAAGCTCAAGCCCGATCTGGTTTATTTTCAGGTCGCCGCCAACGATTTCGGAGGCCAGCCGGCAGCCGACTATCTGGCGAAGCAGGTTGAATACGCCCGTCGGCTCAAGCTCGGCGGAGTGAAGAAGGTCGTGATCGGGCAGGCGCTGCCGGTGTGGGTTCCGGCCAACATGGCGTACACGTCGGCGCATAACAGCGAACGCGTCAAGCTCAACGCGCTGCAGAACGCCTCCGCGGACTTCGACGGAGTGGTCAAGCTCGGCGAGCTCCCGACCATCGGTACCGACGAGTCCGCGAAGGGCCCGTTCTACCGCGACGGCGTGCACCTTTCGGACATCAAGGCTGATGGCTCAGGGGGCCACAACCACGCGCTGACGGAGCTGTCCCGCGTTCTCCATGACCTGGTGCCGCACAGCCACGCTCCGTCGCCTACGCCTACCCCGCCCCATGACCACGGCGGCATGCCCGCTGGGTGGGTGACGGCTGCCAGCATCACGCCGATCCCCAGCAACTTCGACGTCAACGCATGGCTCGGCAACGCCGGCCTGCACACCGACGGCGAAGGCGGTGGAGAAGGAGCCTTCCGGCTCAGCGGCGTGCCCGGCCAGCTGCTCTATGACGATCCGATCGTATATCCGGGCCAGCCCGGTGCGGCGCACCTACACATGTTCTACGGCAACCTCGACGCCAACGCGCACTCGACTTACGAGAGCCTGCGCGCCAGCGGTCGCAGCTCCACCGACAGCGACATGATCAACCGGTCCGCGTACTGGATCACGGCGCTGATGCAGGGCGACAAGTTCGTCAAGCTGCCCAGCCACATCACGATGTACTACAAGCGCCACAAGGCAACCGACCCATGGTTCGCGGCGAACGGCCTCATCCCTGCCGACATCCCGGCGGGTTTCAAGATGGTCTTCGGCAATAACTACAAGCCGGATGGTCTGCCTTTCCCCGACGCTCGCCCCATCAAGCTGGCCTCGTTCGCCCTGTTCCGCAACAACGGGGTGATCATGGACGCGCAGCCCGACCTGACCACGATCCTCCCGATCGCGCAGCCCGGCGACGACATCTACGCCACGCTGACGACGCCCACCTTCTGGGACGGCATCCACGTGGACAGCCCCAATCACCGCAGCCACGTGAAGTACGGCTATGCCAAGATGCAGGACCCGAAGCTCGTGGTTCTGGACGGCTTCCGCCACGTCCTGCCGACGATGACGCAGCGATTCCGCTACGCCGTCACGGCGGAAGACAAGCCGATGGACTGGGCGTTCTCCAGCGACATCATGATGGGGACGAAGCCCGGCGAAAGTTTCCACGGCGACTACGCCGAGGCGTGGGATCCGGAAGTACGCAGGACGTGGCACCGTAACGCTATCGACCGCGAGCTCAACTGCTCGGGCTGCGACCTCGGCAACGGCAAGGCTGGCAAGCGGCACCCGACTTTCAGCTTCGACTACAAGCCGACGCTGGTCCCGATCCCCGCTAAGTAGGAAGCCCTCATGGCGAATATCTATGTCTGGAGCGGCGCAGGCGGCAGCGGCAACGGGTCGAGCTGGGCGAATGCGTTCACCGGCTTGCCGGCGGCAACCACGCGCGCTGGTGCGGCAGCCGGCGATGTCTACTTTGTCGCCCACGACCACGACGAAACGGCAGCTATCACCACCACGTTCTGGAACGTGCAGCTTCGAGGGACCGCCAACACCATCGACAAGATAATCTGCGTCGACAGGTCGGTGGCGGGGCCTGGTTTTACGCAAGCCGACCTGCGCAACACGGCCAAGTGCGGCAACACCAACACTGGTGCCAACTCATTCTCGATCCAAGGCTTCGGTAGTGCTAACGGTGCCGGTTGGATACATGGTATAAACTTTTACCCCGGTATCAACTCAACTCTCGGAAATACCTATATCCTCGCCGGGTTTAGGGCTGAGTACACTGAGTGCACCTTCCGCACTCAGACCACGCATGCCCAAGGCCTGTGGTCAATCAGTCAGGGCGTCAAGCTCTATAACTGCAGCGTCTGGTTCAAGCAGACCACCCACGCGCTTAACTGGACGACCAGTAGCCAGCTTGACTGGACCAACGACGCCAGCTGGCCGTTCTACGCCACCGGCAGCGCGATCAACACGACTGCTTTGCTGGCACCTACTGCAGCATCCAGCTTGATAGGGCTTTTCCGGTTCACCGGTCTTGACTTGTCGCCGAACAGCGGGACCATATTGACGGTACCCTCGTCTGGCCGGATCATGTTCCGGAACTGCAAGCTGCACGCCAGCGCGGTCATAACCCCGGCGGTCACAGGCATTAACAACATCGCCGAAGTTCTCATAATCAACTGCAACTCAAGCGGCGTAATCCGCAACGAGAAGCACGGCTACGCGTGTGCCATGACTACGGAGCTTACAACGAAGCGCACTGGCGGTGCCTCGGATGACACGACGGGCTATTCGTGGAAATTCGTGAGCGGCGCCAATCTTAGTCGGGGCGTCCCGTTCAGCAGCCTTGAAACATCGATCTGGAACGACGTGGTCGGTACCTCTCGCACGTTGACGGTGCACCTTGTCGTAGGAACGACAGAGCTCAAGGACACCGAGATGTGGTTGGAAGCCGAGTATCTCGGCACCTCCGGTCAGTCTCTCGTTACTCGCGCAACCGACGGCAAGACCAGTATGGATGCGGGCACGAACCAAGCGTCCAGTAGCGAAACATGGTCGTCCCCGCCGGGTACGCCGCAGTACCAGAAGTTGGAAGTCACCTTCACAGCGCAGGTCGCCGGGTTCGTGCGCTATCGCATCATGTTCGCCAAGCCCAGCACCACGGTCTATGTTTGCCCCAAGGCGGTTCTCTCATGAGCCGTCAGGTAGCACTCGGCGATGGCTCTTTCACCTTTCAGAATGGCAACGGGCGAACGGCCTCAAACGGGTCCGGGGATTTTGTGATCAACACTGGCGCCGATCCCGTGCTCTATCTCGGCGCCGGCACGATGGCCACGCGCTATCTCGGCGGGCGTACCGAAGCGCAGTTCTACCTCGGCGCCGGAGACATGTTCGCGTAGCGGTTGCCGCGTAATCATTTGACAGTGGCCGAAACTGGCAGGACAGCCAGCTCAATGTTCTACGAAGAGCTATATCAGGCAATCCGGCTCCGGTTCGGCGATGTCAACGCGTCGCAGTCGATGGGCGAATGGATCGCGTCGAACACCACCATCAAGAAGCGGCCATTCTCCTACGAGGGCTACGCCTTCCAGAAGGCGATCGCCGACGACATGCACAACAACCTGACGGTGAAGAAGTGCTCGCAGATCGGTCTCACCGAGGTCCAGATTCGCAAGTTCCTCGGCATCCTCACACGCTCGACGGCCATCGCCGGCCTCTTTTCGATGCCCAACGAGAAGATGTTCACCAAGACGTACAACTCCCGCATCAAGCCGATCCTCGAAGCGGACCCTGTCTTCAACCCGCCGACGACGACCAAACCCACGCGGTCTAAGGATCAGATCCAGATCAGGGACAGCTTCGGCTACATCACCGGCTGTACCGAGACAGACGCGACATCCCTGTCGTGCGACTTCCTCTTCCACGACGAGCTCGACCTGAGCCCGCAGGAGATCATCGCGCTCTACCAGTCCCGCCTGCAGGGCTCGGACATGCAGATGACGCAGGCGTTCTCGACGCCGACCTTCGCGGGCTTCGGCATTTCGAAGAACTACGAGTTGACAGACCAGCGCGAGTACATCTGCCGCTGCGCCGCATGCAACCACATCCAGATACCGAAGTTCACGCCGTCCTTCATCTACGTCAAGGGCTGGGAGAAGTTCGACACCGAGAATTTCATGGACCTGACCAGCGAGCAGATCAGCATGCTCGATCTGGAGGACTGCCACGTCCGCTGTGAGAAGTGCAGCGCGCGCCTCGATCTCGGCAACCCGGAGCTCCGCGAGTGGGTGGCCACCTTCCCGACGCGCCGCAACTTCCGCGGCTATCAGGTGCGCCCGTTCTCGACGAGCCGCATCAAGCCCTCGTACGTCTTCGGACAGCTGGCGCAGTACCAGAAGAACTCCTTCACGCGCGGCTTCTACAACACCGTGCTCGGCCAGGAGTACACCGCCGCCGACGCTCGCGTGCAGAAGGAAGACATCGAATACTGCATGTCGAAGGGCACCCCGCAGATCATCACGGTCAGCAAGGACACGCCCGTCTTCATCGGCGTGGACATGGGCTTCACCTGCCACATCGTCGTGAGCATCGACGATGCCGAAGGCTTCCCTCACGCGATCCTGTTCGACACCGTGCCGGCGGCGTATCTCGAAGATCGCCTGACTGAGCTGTGCAAAATCTACAACGTGGCGCAGGGCTGCATCGACAGGTTCCCGTACACGCAGCAGGCCGACGGCATCCGCTCGGCGACGCATGGCGTGTTCGTCCCCGTGCAATACCGCGGCACGCAGGCGCTGGCGCCGGTCCTCGAAACCGACACCAAGCTGCTGAGCCACTATTCGGCGAACAACACTCTGCTGCTCGACCGCGTGCAGGCTATGTTCGGTCACCGGAAACTCACGCTTTCGGGGTATCAAGGTCAACGCGATACACTGATCGCCCACTTCACCGACATGGTCCGTAACGAAAAACCCGGCGAGGCTATCGAAGCGTCGTGGATGAAGACCAGCGGCAACGACCACTTTTTCCACGCTCTCGCGTTGAGCTTGCTGGCGCGCCGCATCGGCGAACACATGTTCGTGAATCAACTGTCAACCATCACCACATCGTCCTCGTTCTTTGGCGCGGAGTTTGGTACGGGCGGCAATGGAACGCTGAATTTCAACAGCACTGGTGGCCTGAAAGCCATGCAGCGCGTATCGAGGCTTGGATAATGGCAGGCAGCATCGCAGACGGCCTCATGGCAATCGTTCTCCCGCGCGGAAGCGGGGTCAAGAACGGACGAGGCTTCACTCCGGGGTTCAATCGTCAGCAGCCGCTGATGACGGCGCCGCTGTACCGCGACCACCTGCAGGATGTCTACTCCTCGCGCGTCGCCAACGACAGTCGCACGCTGATCGCCACCCTCGCCAACATGGATCCGGATGTGTCCTCGGCGATCAACGCTTACCTCTCCGTCGCCGGCTCGGTCAGTCCCGTAGTCACGGCGCTGCTCGAAGGCGAGATCGACCCCGAGGGCGTGAAGATAGGACAGGCCCTGATCGTGGCGATGACCACGACCAACGACTACTCGCTGGGCTTCTCCAACAAGCCGGCGATCAACGACCTGTGCAACATCCATCGCTACATGTGCCTGCTGCGCGGCGGCACTGCCTGTGAGCTGGTGCTCGGCAAGACCTACGTGCCGACGGAGCTTCGCACCGTGGACCCGGCGACGATCGAATGGTCCCAGTCTGCGCCCAGCGTGTACAAGCCGGTCCAGCGCCCGCTCGGTTCGAACGAGCAGATCGACCTCAACATCCCGACGTTCTTCACGTCGAACTTCCATCAGTCGCCGCTCGACATGTACACCTTCTCGCCGTTCGTCTCGGCGATCAACACCATTGCCTCGCGCCAGCTCGTGATCAATGAGCTCTACCGGATCATGAAGATCGTCGGCTACCCGCGCGTGGACGTGAAGGTGCTGGAAGACGTGCTCGTCAAGGCCGCGCCGCAGGCCTACCGCAGCAACCCCGACCTGATGCGCAACTACATCGAGGGCGAACTGCAGCGGGTCCGCGCCACGATCTCGAACCTGCAGTCGTCGGACGCCTTCGTCCACACGTCGTCGATCGAGACGAACGTCATCAATGACAAGAACCCCTCCGCCGGCCTGCAAATCCAGGGCGTCATCGACGTCCTCAACGCGCAGAACCAAGCGGCACTCAAGGTTATGCCCGCCGTCGTTGGCAAGAGCGATAACGGGCAGGTGGCCTCGACCGAAGCGCGGCTCTTCGCGCTTAATGCCGACGCGCTCAATCGCGTCGTCGCCGACCTGCTCAGCAAGGCGCTGACGCTGGCCGCGCGACTGTCAGGCTATGCGGGTCGCATCGAGGTCTACTTTCCGCCGGTCGAGCTTCGCCCCGATCTGGAACTCGAACCGCAGCGCCTCATGCGCGCCAGCCGGCTCAAGGAAGACCTCAGCCTCGGCATCATCAACGACGACGAGTACTCGATGGCGATGTATAATCGCCCGCGCCGCGAAGGCGCCGAGGAGCTGGCCGGCACCGGTTTCGCCAATCCCAACCCCGCCACCGTGGACGCGGAGGGCATCAGCCCGAACAGCGACAGCCTCGGGCGCGGCTTGACAGGCGAAGGCGGCAATGGCGTCGGACGCAACAACTCGGCGAAGTCGGGCAACGCGCGGAAGAAGACCGGCGCCAAGCTGGTGTTTGAATTTTGAGCATCCTCTCGGAAGCTCGCGCCGAAGGTGCTCGAAGTGTAAGCAGCCAGATCGCGCAGGTCAGCTTTGACAGTGGCTACGAGCGGGGCCGTAACGACGCCCTCGCTTCTCGCCTCAGCAAGCCCAGCCTGTGGTGGATGTGGCTGATCCTCGGTCTGTTAGTTGGGTGGTTTACGAACAACCACTGGACATTCTAGCAACGCCGAACATAGGAGCCAAGTCATGAAGCAGCTTGAGATGACCCCCGCCCTTTCGGCGCTGATCCAGTCCCGGGTCGGAGAGGACGTTGATCCGACGAACTTCGCTGCTC